GGAACTTGACCAGGCTGCAATGGTTTACGCTGAGTCTTTTTATCCATGGGTGGCAAATCGAGCATGCTTCTTACGAAAGCCTCAAGCTCGTCATCTGGATAAATCGTTCCGGCACCGACGAAGTTTCGGTAAGCGAAAGACATCGTTCTGATATCTTCCCACTCACCAATTTGCCTAACCCGAAGTCTCGGATACTGGCGACCCTGACCTATGGTAAAGTTAAAGTCAACAAGCTTAGGAATAACAAAGTGATTAAAGGTATCACAAATTGTATTCGCTACGTATCTTACCGACTTGTAGAAGATATCGAATCCATTGCTTCCCGTTCCAGGGTTCTCGGAATCCATAAACGGTGCAAGAATGTTAGACTTTATCTTCATGTCGTGGTGTGCGATTGAAGTTAAACAGTCAACTGGCTGACCTTCCAACTTAGCGAACATAATCTCCCAGTTAGAAGGAACAACGATGTGCGCTCTTTCGTTGGTTCTTAGGTTACGTCCTAGATCTTCGGCTAAGGCTTTATCGGCAGCATTGTAACCAGGTGGTAATTTTACGATTGGTACACCAATACCGTGTCGCTCTTTTTGAATAGCATCAATCTTGTACAAAGTATCTTTATAGTAGTAATGTTTGTAAGCTGAGCGAAGAATGGAAATCCCCCGCAGATCGCCGGCTTCTTGCTCAAGCACAAAAATTACAAGTTTCCAAATTGGAATGAATACACTCTGAGCATAGTTGGAATTAGTGTTGAAACCATAATCTCCATAGCCAATTCCCTGGAATTGGAAGTTTAACCCAGGCTGAGATGGCTCCATTACGATTCCGTTAACACCACCAGTGTCGTCGTAAACCCATTCCTGGACATCCATCGGATGCCTCGGAGCCAGCTTCTGAAGTTTAATCTTATCTTTGTCCTGCTTAAAAACTAACTCAAACGGAAAGAATCCATACTCACACATACCCAGGGCATCTTCAACAACACGTGACCAAGGCACCGAAAGCTCATGGAAAAGGTTCTTCTCGACAAAGTCGGCCACATTTTTATCGATTTGATCCTGGCTGGCTGACTCAATAAACCAACGTGCCGCAAGAATCGGAGTCTTAAAAAGTCTTAACCCTCCACGAACCGTACCATCGGCCCGCTTCATGTCATAGTAAGTTCTTAAACCAGTCTTATCCCGTAACTCTGGAACTCTTTCAGTTCTTGTCCAAGAAGTCCAAGGACTCGGACTAGCATAACCAAGCTCACGAATCGCAGTATCTGAAGAAAGCGGATTCTTTTCGGCCATGACAATAAAAGAGCCATGCACCGGATCGTGATGTGCTGTAACAGGATCATATTTTGCCATAGCTTCAGCAAAACTGATCTGCCTATCCCGGGCATACTCTTCTAAATCTTCAATGGCGCTTGTCATTCCTCAATCCTTATATACAAACAGCGTTCCGGCTTTTGCCAAAACCACCTACGTTTGTCAGCTAACATGTCATATGGTCGAATAAGGTAGATCAACCTGTATACTAGAATCATTAGTAGAATCTTGCGTTGGAAGTAAAATAACCAGTTAATGGAACTTCGGTGAAACTTGCCCGGTCGATGACCTCGCTCAGTGACTGCGTCGCGCCCAGCTTGAATATATGCATCAGGCCGTATCTTAATGCGTCCAGCGCATGATCATCCTTCGACTGAGCTGCCTCGCGCGGATCCTTACCGCGCACCGAATCAACCACCCGATAATTATTAAACTCGTTAATGATGTTTCTACAACTATGATCGACAACTAACCATGGTTCATACTCAGGTGCACCAAATTCATCGGTCTTACCAGTTTCCTGAGGCTTTAAAAGTCCCTGAACTAGCTCGATTCCCTCACGCCAACCAGATTGTAGCGTTCCATCGTTCGACCCACTCTTGGATCTAGGATCTGCATAACACGGGTGAAACCTCTCAGAAACGGTGATTACTGCTTCAGGATCTGCCGCGTCGCCGAACGTTAAATCCAATCGGTACCCCGGAGGCTGCTTCCGTTTCCGTAGCTCGTCGAGGTAGTCCAGCAACCTGACCCGTGTTTTATAGTGTTCTCGCCAAACATAAACACGACCCCATGGATCTACCTGAAATTCAATAGCCGCCATTGGTGCCGCAAAGCCCCAGTCAAACGCTATGTAGTTAGGCCAGTTAGGATTAAAGGGTACCTTCTTAACGTGAAAAGACTCATCCCATTCGGAGAAAATCTTTCCAGCAAAACTGGTAAAGTCTGCCGCATATTCTTGGAGAAAAACTTCCCTCGACGTCGTCCGCTCTGTGGTAAGAATTTCCGGGTCTTCCTTACCACCAGGGTAAACGAACGGGTTATCCCAACTCGGAAACTGCCAAGAATCGTACTCTTTTTCCTCAGGGTTACGACCGTACTGCCAAAGTTTGTAAATCCAGTTCTGACCCTCTGGCGTTGTACTAAATGTAGCTTTACCCCGTCTGTCAGTTAAAGCCGGCCGAATGAATCTTTCCCAAGTTTCCTCTTGGTGTTTTGCCGCCTCGCTCATAATGACGTAGTCGAGACCTTCACCAACAAGGTTTTCGGCCCGCTCGGCTGAACGAACTTCAAGTTTCGTATTCCAAGGAAACTCCATACTCAAGTCACCCTGGCGACGTGAGTAGTTTTTCTTAACTCCCTTTTCCTTACCAAGCCCCAACTTGATAAGCATGTCGTTCCAAACTACCCGAAACTCTTTTTCACCTAAGTCGTATGTTGGTCCAACAATCCAAACACGCTTATTCGGGGTCATTAAAACTGGCTCAAGTTCCCGGGCTCCCATGGCAGTCTTTCCGAACCGCCGGCCGCATACCGGAATCTTGAATCTAGCCTCACTTCGATGAAAGAGCATTTGCCTCGCATGAGGCTTATACCCAATCATGTCAAAAAACTTCCACTTGTCAATTTTGTAGAGCTTATCTGAAGTTGGCTTAGGAACCTCGGGTTGCGGCCAATGCTGAGTCGGCATCAGTTCTGGTTTCTTTTCATCGAAGAAATAACACTCTGCGGCCAGCCGCCGAATAACAAGGCTGCCGAAATAAAAACAAACCCTAAAATCACAAGATCAACATCACCGATATGTACGTGGAAAAGTGCCAGAACGAAACATATTAAAGCTAATAGCGCGAACATGGCACCTCCTTATATTCTACCAACTAATATACGTATTTGCTCGCCAATCTCCACCAGGTGTCGTATTCGTTGTGGTTTGTCGAACAACACCGTTTGTTGCATTTCCATACGTTTCTAATTGAACGCCTGGAGTGACATTATCTGTATCATAATGTCTAACCCTCACGATCGGCGCGCCGTCCAAAGCGAACCCAGTTATTATCCCAGGTCGAACCTTAATATATTTCGTGTTACCCTGAACAGTTTTTTGAACATGCACCCGTACATGTCTGTTAACTTTTGCCACCCAAGCCATCATTTCTCCTCAGGTGTAGAATCTCGTAACTTTCTGATATTCTCAGCCGCTCGCTTAATAGGATTTTTCAAATCTTCTGCTGCTTGCTTTATCGGATCTTTTCTATTAACAATAGCATTCCGAACTTCCAGGGATACATCGCAATTCAGACAAATATACACGCCTTTAATCAAAATGTGTCTCGTTTTACACCATTGACAAATCATAACTCACCTGTCCAGGTTCTTGAACAAGCTCATCATAATCACCTATTAAAGTAAACGTTAGTAGCCTTGTACGTTGTAGTTTTGGCAATATTCGTCTTGTTCGCCTCACTGCTTAGCAGAATACTCACATTGCCAGTATCTGTAGGAAGCGCACCACTTGGCGTAACAGAACCATCATCGACAAAAGTCAACGTCGGCAAAGAAACCGTGCCCATCAACTGCTCGGTTCCCGACCGTCCGTACACCTTCCACTGCGTTGCCCCCGATGGAACAATGCCAGTAACGTCAATTGTGACCGTACTGGTGCTACCCGTAGTGGTTTGCGAGGTTTGTGCACTAGCTGCGGTAGTCACCCCCTGAGTAACAAACGCCACTCTATAGGTATAGGTCGCAGCCGCTAAAGTTCCGCCAGAACCGTTCTTTGTCGACCCTGGCGTACCGACAATCTTGGTATCAGCAATAACAGTACCATTCCGGAACTTACCATCAGCGTTCCGATATGCTACCGTATCACCCCTGCGGGCCGTTCTCGTAGCAGGCATCATTCCTCCGCAGTAATAACTTCCATGTAACTTATATTATCTTTTGGTAATACCAAGATATCATGATCATTACTAGTAAATGCTATGAAAGAAGCAACCTATACGTATCAATATCTATAATGAAAAAATTCTTACTTTGATTTTATATTCCATCCATATTTATCGATGCGACCCATGGACATCGGTTCCACAGCAGGCAGGGAATTCGTGCTAAAATCGACTAAGCCCGCTATACCTTACAGGTCTCCAAGATGGTCGCTTTCGCTTGCCCCACTCTTGGCGTTTTCTGCCTCAACCAGAACACTATCGTAAACCCGCTCCCAAGCCGGCTTTGCCTCAGGAAGCGCAACTCCCTTGCCACCATCACCATAAGCCCGATCTACCAAATATTTGGCTGCTGCTAACCGAACCTGCTCAGTTGGGCTATGTATCGCTAAGTGGGCAATACTCATGGTTGCAATCGGAAGAGTCTCTTTTACGATGTCGGCCGCCATCTTTAACGGATCTTCGACATCCTGCAAAGCGCGCCGTACGACCAGTGCTTCCATGGCCACGTCAGGAATCCAGTCACGTAGATCGCTCATAGCACGAGCTTAGCAAGATCGCCACTATGCTGTCGATGGTTCTTGAAAACTCCGCCGGCGCAGCCCTTGCGTATATATAGGTGTGTACATTACGATGACCCCATCCGTACATCACGCCTACATCACTGGGGTTGAAAATGGAACGAATGAACTTCTCGCTCAGCCCAGAACTTAAAGCACAATTAGAAGTTTGTGCTCGCTACTATGGACTTTCGATGTCTGATGTCATTAGGATCGCTATATCTGATTACCTTAAAAGATATAGTAAGCCAGGTACTCATGGGACTGGTGGAAATGTTAACATTACCTGGGATCCCAACTTACACATTAACTAATTCACCCCTCTCATGATCAACTTTAATATGTCCACTTCTCTTGTATTACCAAGATCTACTTCAAAAATGTCCATTTTTCATGATCAACTTCAAATGTCTTATTCGCGCGATACTAGAAGACGCTGTGATGATGATTTTTGTCCAAATTTAGTAATATAGTTACTTTTATACCTTTTATACCCTATAGCCCCCATATGCCCTATAAGGTAAATATGCGCTTATGTCCGTTATGTACGGTAGATCGTATATGCGTGCATTGGCCCATGTATGTCCAACCGCATATGTGCCCATATATACGACATATACCATCTGTCCCATGTGCCCGTGGATGCCCGGGTCTAGGCGCCTATGTCCGGCTATGTACTGACATCACCCTGCTATCACCCATATGTACGACATATACCCTGTGCCCTAGAAACGCCCAAAAAACCGGCCCGGTTTATGCCCTCTTATACGACATGCCCCGCTATGTCCACATTTAGCCGGGCGCCGACTGCCCTACTATGTACCCCTATATACGACATGTCCGGAATATACACTACTGCCCGGTGTGGTAGAATTGGGGTAGATCAGGCGGAAACGGGACGTTCCAGGCGAAGTCGGACATGTCCGAATTAGCGGGAAAAGCCGGAGAAATCCCCCTAGGTCCTGTTATTTGACACTTAAAGAGTTGGAAGTAGGACATAGCCGGTTATGCCCTGCCTTGTCCGGAAATGTCAAGGAATGTCCGGATATAGGAGGAAATCATGCTGAATCTGGCCACATATGCCGACAAGCTCCCCAATGTCGGAGAAATCATCGGATACGATGGTAAGTGGTGGGAAATCGTGGCGATGCACCTTATTTCGGAAAGTAGTGGAAAATGGGAGGCACATGCACATATAGTCGAGGTGTCCGAAGAATGCGATATTGTCGGAAATGACGTCGTTGTCGTAGTTTTGGACCGTATCGACTACATTGAGCCCTAATAAGCTGATAAGGCAGGGTTTATCCGGTTGTGTCCTACGATGACGGAAGTACCCGGCTATATCCGGAATGTCCGAAAGTTGCGCGATGTGCAATTTGCGAGATATGTGCATTGCGCGACAATCCTCCAAACCTGACCAGAAAAAGGGGACATGTCATGGCAAGTTATGACTTTCGTGCGGAATGTGCACGCATGGAGGCAATTCGGGCAGATCTTGCAGATCACCCAATCTACGCAAAGCAGAAGTTTCATGAGGTAATGGTCAAAGGGTACGATGACTACGAATTGGCCATATCGCTCGATTCGGGCAGAATTCCCAAGGCGGAGATAACCTACAATTACTGGGAAAACGGGGGAAATCTGGACAACCTTCTCCTTCTGCACGATGAGTACTTTCACGGCGAACCGGAAAAGAAGTAAATGTCCGTTCTTGAGCACATTCACCAGGCTTTGACCAAAGATGTCCTAATAGGACTGATATTCACGGTTTGGGCTGGTTCAACCTGTTTTAAGGTAATTGCGGAGTCCATCACCAAAAAGAAGTAAAAGTCCGGACATTCCGGGTTTAACTGGGTATTTCCGTTATCAGCTGATGTGCGTTTTTGGCCTGCCTTGCACCTAAAAAGGAGAAAAGGCATGGCTTCGACCAGAATCACCCCAACTGAGGCAAAAGCACGCAAAGATCGTAGTAACCACCGCTTTGTCTGGCTTGTCCTGATTGTGTTCCTTTCGGCCAGTACAGCGGGAAATGTCACAAGTGCCTGGAAAGAGGGCGTTATCGGCTGGATTGTCGCAGGTTTGGCGCCGTTGTCCTGTTTCGCCTGTACTGGGCTCCTTGAGCGGTTCTACGACAAATGGGCAGTTTTGCTGGGTATGTCCGCATCTGCCATACTTGCCGCATACGTCTCGTACGTGGACATTTACCACCTAGTTCACGTTACGACCGGAAATGTCCAGATTGCGGCAGTGCTCCCATTCGTGATCGATGTCCCAATGCTCACCGCTGGGTATGTTTTGGCCGTCAGTAAGGTAAATGTCAAGAAAAAGACTACCGAACCGGTCAAGGTTCCCGCAAAACGGACAGCTCCGGCAAAGAGCACAAAAACGGCAAAAACCGCAGTCCCGACACAGAAGACAAACACCGCAAAGACCCTGAAGGACGCACTCGACGCAATTCCCTCGATCTGACCTAAAAGCCGCAAGGCAGGTCAAATGCGTACATCAGCACGCAAACCATCCCAAAAAGGAGGAAAAACCGTGAACAGGACGTACAGTACCTATCTGTCAATTCCAAACGATGGGTTCGATCAGGACTTCGACGACATTTCGGAGAAATCGGACTTCTTCAACATTACCTGGTCACGTGACGTGTTTGGGCCAAAACGGACAAACTACGACATCATGGTAGAAAGGCGGGCAGTTCTGGCCAAAGCACTGCAAAACGTCGAAGATACACTCAAGTACTACGAAACTGGTACATGTAACATCACATGCACCAATTGTGGGGCATTCTTCCCCAAAGAGATCGATTTCTGGAAACACTACCTAATTTCGGACGAAACCTACGCAAACCTCGGAAACTGCCCGAACCCGAAGAAAACGGACTAATCATGTCTAAGCGTCTCCTTAAGTGCACAATACGCGAAAGCGGACAAAGGTGCCAAAACTCGTCAGACTGGAAAATCGTCTCAACTGACCCCAAACGTGACGGAAAAGCAATTTGTGGGTCACATCTACGCGAAATCGTACCAACCGACCAATACGTCTGGAATCGGTGATATCATGCCAGATGTACGTGAATTGGAAAATACCGGATGGTTTGGTCTAATCTATGACGAAGACGACAGATCGCTGAATCCGGTCAAACCAGTAATAATGCGCGAACTACTCGATACGGTAATTGGAACTCTATCGTACGAAAACGTCAGTTACAACACGATCTGGCGCAAAACGGACAAAGGAATGGAAAAGGGAACATTCGACGTATACATGGACAAAAACGGAAGAGTTAGCATTGAGGCAGAAACCAGACAAAAGCACGATTACATGGCATGTGCGGAAAAATACGGAGATTGTGATCATCCTCTGTACGAAAGGTGAAAAACGGACAAAGGGCCTCGAAAGGGGCCCTTTTTCTTTTTGTCTTTTATGTCCGATTTATGATAATAAGGGGGAAATATCATGATAAAGAACCAAGATCCGATAGATTCGGACATTTCTGGACTAGAACCATTTGACATATATTGTGTAAATCTCAGTATTTAGTGTTTATTTTATTATTTTTGCGACATGTCCTAACAATACACTATGTCCGAAATATGTGCATGGGTCAGATTGTGTCCAATCGCGGAGATTTCAAATAGTGAAAAAGGATCTTGACTAAGCGGGAATTCTTAACAGGGTGCGTGTGTTCTACTGGTTGAGCCTGAATTCTTCGCCACCCATAGCCGGAAGGGAATTCAGCGCACTTGGTCCTCATGGTAACTCCATAGTGTGATCTTGCGTCACTGGCGCTCTCAGAGGGGTTTCTCGACCCTCCCAGAGTGCCCCCTAGGTGGCCTGTACAGAAAATGGACGGTTCACCTAGTCGGCACTTCGGACAAAAAGGGGAAGTCATGACGAACATCTGCCAATGGTTCGCAATGTGTGGCAACACTGCGCTAACGGTTGTTAAGCATCCATTCATGGGTCCACTGCACGTATGCTCCCATTGCCTGACAATCGGAGTCGACGAACGGGAAACCATCGAAATCGGGCATCCGGATCACCTGTACACAAAGGACACGGAAGCCCAGATCGATTCATCCGATATTGTCACAAACTCATGC